AGTGCGGTATCACGGCAAATACGCCGTGGTGCTTAAGAGAGTCTACGGAGAGTTTAGCGCGACCGAAGGCGGACCACACGGATGTGAGCCCTTCTCGATTCCTCCTGACTGGACTCGCTACGTGGGGATTGATCCCGGCCGCCAGCACATGGGATCGGTGTTTCTGGCTGTTGATCCTGAAGAGCGGCACGTCTGGGTCTATGACGGCTTTGATTTGCAGGCACGGGACGCTGACTCCTGGGCTGCTGAGATCGCTGCCAGGCAGGGTGAGCAGCGCTTCGAGGCGATGGTCATCGACCAACAGATGGGCCGGCAGCATCCTCCTGGCGCTGGCATGAACGTGGCTGAGCAGTTCTGGGAGGCCCTTAAGAAGGTCAACGCACTGCCTCGCAGGGAAGGCCCTCTGGCTGGGTTCTACCCTGGAAGTAACGACATTAACGCTCGCGAGAAGTCACTCCTGAGCTGGATGTCCATTCGAGCTTATGGCCCATTCTCCGGCACGGCCAAGCTGCGTGTGATGCGCGGTATGTGTCCGAAGCTGGAGAAGCAAATCCTCAGAGCACGCATCGACCCGAAGACTGGCAAGCGCGCCAAGACCGAAGAGGACATCCTGGTCGGTCTCGAATACCTGGCAGCATTCGATCCTCGCTATTACGCACCAGAGGGGGTCAAGGACGAGCAGGTCTACGACGTGTGGCACGCCTACCAAGAGAAGCTGAAGCGCAAACCGCGTGGAGTATCAGCCCGCACACTGAGCACTGGCATTGAAATTGGCTAACCCGTAACCCAAGGAGAAGTACGTGAGTACCGATACTGTCAGAAAACCGTCGTTTGATTTCGGACAAGTCTACATTGGCTGCCCAGTGATTGTGTCGAAAGACCCTACCCGGAGCGACCGCACCATTGGCTACGTCACGGCCGTCAAGAGCGACTGCGTGGACGTGATTGCCCAGTATGGCGGCTGGAATGGGGGATTTCGCCCATTCGCTGACTGCTGGCACATCGACGACCCGCGCTGCACGGAACGGCCTGCCGTCTTTGAAGACGATCTGCGTGGTGTGTTCGAGCTGGCTCCGCAGGAGGTTGTTCGGCAGAAGTCTCTGGAGCGCCTAGATGGCTGCGAGCGCGTGCTCGTGGCATTGGCTGATCGCATTTCCGCCATCGAGGAGCAGCTCTCCAACATGCGCAAGGGTCGCAAGCCAGCGGCCGAGTAACCTGATAGGGAGTGTCCATGGCCAACAGCACGTTGCAGGCCATTGTACGGCTCTGGGAAAGCCAGATTGAGCTGTCGAAGAAGGTCAAAAAGCGGCAGTTCGACGACACGGCGCAGCGCGCGTGGGGCTTCTTGGGCAAGTCCTACAGGCAGCTCTACCTGAGTCAAGGCCAAGACGACAGCGAAGGCGTTTCGATGATGGCGGCCAAGGGGCCGTACTTCAAGGCCAGGCGTAACCTGTCCCGCGAGTACATCGCCCTGATGATGCCGTTCATCCATGCGAAGATTCCGCATCGTCTGGCAGAGCCTTTACGCCCGCCGCTCCCTCACGAACTGGGGGAGCTGCTGGGCAGCTACGTTTCTCCGCAGGTCACCATCGAAGAGCGCTTGCGCTCCTGGATGCTGACCTGGTGGCTGAACTACACGCCGAACGAAACCAACCTGACCCATGAGCTGCGCACATGCTTGCCTGAGGCGCTCGTCAAGGGTCGGGGGATTGTCTGGCACGAGATTGTGGACAATCCGATGGGGCCGATTCCCGGCAGCTTCTACGGCACCGTGGACGATCTCTTCATCGACCCGGACTGTGAGCAGTTCAGGGATGCTGCTTTCATTGTCCGCCGGCGGCGCAAGTCTGCTTGGAGGCTGGCTGAAGAGTTCGGCATTCCCGTTGGCCACCTTCGAGGGAAGGCTCAGAGTCACTACCAGAAGTCGCTTGAGAAGTCTGGCGCACTGTCGGAGCTGAATTCCGAGGACAAAGAGCTGCGAGACATCGTGGAATACTACGAGGTCTACAGCCGCATGGGCATTGGCGCGAAGCTCAAGGGCGCTGATGAGGCCCTCAAGGAGCAGCGAGAGACCCTAGAAACGCTCTCGCCCTATGTCTATCTCGTCATCTGCCCTGGCGTGCCATATCCTCTGAACCTGCCCGAGGACGTGCTGGAGAGCCCGGACAGGAAAGAGGAGATGCTTCGCCGGTTGGAGTGGCCGATTCCATTCCACCAGGCGTCTGATCCGTTTCCGGTAACCTGCCTTGACTTCTATCCCAACGCTCACGATCCATGGGCTGCATCGCCCCTGGAAGGCGCGCTCCCCCTCCTGGTCTTCCTGGACCACCTTTACTCCTACATCATTGGCCGCATCCGGGTTACCTGCCGCGACATCATCGTCACGTCTTCCACTCTTGGCGACGCCATCAAGAGCGCCCTGGAAAGCGGCCTCGATCAGGAGATCGTCAAGCATGAGGGGCCGGCAAGCGAGCTGGCCGAGCTGATCCACATTATCAAGTTCCCCGAGATGCGGGCCGAGCTGTGGAATGTGGTGTCTGCCCTTGAGCGGGCATTCGAGCGGGCCTCAGGCATGGACCCTCTGCTCTATGGCTCTGGGGGCAGCAAGCAGATGCGGTCTGCTCGCGAGGCAGACATCCGGGAGGGGCACGTCACCTCCAGGCCTAACGACTTTGCCGACATGGTTGAGGACTTCAACAGCCGGATCGGCGCTAAGGAAGCAATAGCTACTCGATTGTTCGTGCCTCCACCTTGGCACCTCTTCGGCGAGAATCCTCCCGAAGACCCAGAGAACCCTGATTACTCGCACGCACCGTTGAGCGCTGCCTGGGCGGCATACGTCAACACAGACGATCCCGTCCTGGCAGCATCGTACATGCGCTACCGGGTGGAGTCTGGCAGCGGCCGTCGCAAGAACCGCCAAGCGCGGATCGCTGATGCCCAGAACCTCACCCAGCTCTTGATTGGCCCAGCGCTGCAACTGGCTACGGCAGGCAGCCCGAACCAGTGGAACACCCTTATGGACATTCTCGGCGAGATGTACGAGATGCCCATGGAACGAATGAAGATCGCCATGCAGCAACAACCGCAACTGATGCTGCCACAAGGCCAGCCCGGCAACTACCCAGAAGGAGCACCCACATGACCGAGGAGTTCATCTACAAGTGCTGGAAGTGCAAGCTCTACCGAATGCGTGCTGAGCATGACCAGCAGGACCAGCTAACGCTCAAGTGCCCTCGCTGTCGCGTAACACTCTTGCAGACGCGCCGCGCTCCCGGCGTTCAAACAGACTCGACGTTCATGTCTGGCTCGCACGTCGATGATGGCTGGGGCAATGACAATGCCTCCAGGATGGCCGCCAGGGCTGCTGCTAGGGCCGCAGGTGTGAACCCCGAGGGCAAGAAGTACCTGCCCGGCCTTGCCAAGAAACGCTTCGATCCAGCCGCCTGGGTGAGCGGCAAGGGCGACGTGATCCGGCGCTGCAAGGAAGAGGGCTGGGGATGTAACGGCAGTGTCAGCGTGGCTGCTCCCACACTGGACGAGCCGAATCCCCTTGAGAAGCCTTACCGGGTGGCCCCACATCTCGTTGAGCGAGAGGTCAACCGCATCGTGGCTGAACGCAATGGGGACGTGACTTCCAGAGAGCGCGCCGAGCTGGTCGAGGCTACCAGCACAAGAATGAGTGGCATTCAGGAGTAAGCCGTGGCCGAGACAGCGATCCTCACATTCGCAGACTGCATTGACGCTCTGGCTGACTTTGCCCGTATGAGTGGTGGCGTCAGCGTGGCGATCCCCGCTCTGAAGCGTTGTGTGCTGGCTGCGTATGACGAGGTGGCCGCAGCGCATGACTGGCGCTCCCTGAAGCAGATGACGCGGATCAACCTCCGCAAGCCGCAAACGGCAGGCACGGTCAGCTACAACGCCACCACACGCGAGCTGACGCTGACTGGTGCTACCTGGCCCTCCTGGTCGCAGGACGCATCTGTGCGGATCGACGGCGTGCTGCATGACGTGGACACAGTGAAGACCACGACCGTGCTTACACTGGACTCGGTCATGTGCCCGGCAGACGACATCACTGATGCCTCCTACGTGATGTTCCCCCGGTGGTATCTCCTGCCGCTGGACTTCGAGGCCCTGGCTACGCCGATGGACGAGCCCTTCGCGTGGGGGCTGGGCGAGTACATCTCTCCCGATGCCATGGCGCAGCTCATGCGATACGAGGACGAGACGGGCGACCCCCGCTTTTACTCGATCCAGGCTGCTGACGGCATTTACGGCGCACTGGCCCTGAGCGTCTGGCCCGCGTCAGACAAGGACAGAACCTACGACGTGCTTTATCGCCGCAAGCCTAGAGCGCTTCGGCATTCTGGCAAGGAGCCTGGCGATTACGTCGGCTCGGTCAGCACGACCGCAGGGGACGCCTCCATCGCGGGTGCGAGCACAGCCTTCACAGACACAATGCAGGGCGCAATCATCCGGCTGATCGGGGCTACTACCATCAAGGCCCTGCCCACCGGCTGGGACGGAGCGCATCCCCGGATCGAAGAGCGGTCCATCTCGTCGGTTGCGTCGGCCACAGTCGCTACAGCAGATTCGGCTTTTGCGAACACCCTCGCGGGCGCTGCCTACGTCGTCTCCGATCCCATTGACCTGCACTCAAGTGCCCATGCAGCCCTCATGGCCTGTGCCATTAAGCACCTGGCAAGGCGGCTGCGACTGAAGGACTACGCAGTTCTCGACAGGGCCGCTCAGCAGGCCATTCAGGATGCCAAGTCTCTGGACGGCGGCAGAGTGCATCAGCGCCGGGTTGCTGGTGCGACCATTGGCCCGGTCACTCGACTGGCGCACGCAACCAACAGACCGCAGGTATACTAATGGCCAATTACTGCGAGAAAGCAAACATCGAGCAAATCTTCGGTGCTACCAACGTCGCCACATGGTCAACGATGGCCTCGACGGACACGACCGCGATCAAGGAAGCCCGGATCACCTACGCCTGTGCAGTGGCTACCGAGATGGTGAACGACGTGGCTCGTGTCACGCCTTACGCTGTGCCGCTTCAGGATGCTTCCGGCAACGCTCCTGCCTCTATTGTGTACCGCACAGCACAGCTAGCCGGCGTGGTGCTCTATGAGGCCCGTGGCGTGGACGACGTGGACCCTCGCAGCGGTCAGCCCAGGCACCGCTTGCAGTTCATTCGAGAAGACGTGCAGCGATGGATGGAACAGTTCCGCACTGGGCAACTCAAGATTGATGCCGTGGAGGGCACATAATGGACGCGCAGCATTTCCTGGGAGATACCGTAATTGACAATCTGGTCGCCCATGCCATCACAGTGGGCGGCGTTTCGCTCAATGATGCCGGGGGCACGGTTCCTGCCGGCAACCTGGAGCATCGGCATATCATCTCCTACGTCCAGGCTGACGGCGCAGACGTGGCCGCTACAGCCGGGGATGGCTATGCCGTCTACGCCTGCAAGGCTGTTGGTGGTGCGACTGTCAAGTCTGTGCAGGTCATCTGTCAGGACGCTCCCTCGGCAGAGGAAGGCGACGACAAGGCCTTCACGGTCGATGTGAAGGTTACGAACGCCGAAGCCGATGCGCCTGCTTCAATCCTTGACAAGGCGATTAGCGTCACTGGTGAAGATGGCAACTACGAGGTCAAGGCTGGTATGCTTGAAACTACTGACCTGGCTGCTGGTGACGTGCTCTTGGTGGTCGTTGCCGCTACCGGCAGTACTGGCGCTCAAGGGCAGGGCCTCCTGGTGCAGATCGAGATT